GTATAGAGGTGAGCGAGTTTCCGCAACCAGGTTTTAATGTAATATGGGCAAGAGTATCAACTCCTGGTGTTACTGATCAGTCGAATGATGGGGTTTGTTTCCCGCCTGATTCAAAAATATTAGGTTATTGGATCCACAACAAACCAATTAACTTTATTTATGTTTATATATTAGGTTGGTGGATATAATGCTAAATGATAACGGCTGCAATGAAAATTGTAGTGTTATAAAGAAACTTTTGCAGAAGAGATAATTTTGCCTAAAGGAATATTATGAATGTACAAGACTTGCAAGACATTGTAGATATAACCTTAAAAAACTTGCCCAAACCAACAGTTTCAGAATTGCTTGTAGGCTGTTCCTGTATGGATGAACAGGAATGTGATATTGTTGTTGAGTTTTTGAAAAACAACTATACACCTGATGAGATTGCAAAAGGTCTTGAAGATTATGCTAAGAGTATTAATACACTTATGTATATGTTTGGTCCTGATGTTAAGCAAAATCTTATTAAGAGAGTGGTGACATTAGATGCCTAATAAAGCAACAAGCAAAGCTCAGTGGCGTTTTTTCAAGGGTATAGCTGAAGGCTCGATACCTGAGAAGGAAGGATTAACCAAAGAGAAAGCCGCAGAAATGCTTGGTGGACAGAAACCTCATGGATTACCGGAACGAGCCAAAGGTCGTGCTTTAGGGCGATTGGTCAATAAGGTCAAGGCTGCGAACAAAGGCAAGAGGTTTAAGGTGGGATGAAGTCACTAACTGAATGTCTTAAAGAAGTAGGCGAGGAACAGATACAAGTCTGCATAAACGGTCAGCACATGACCGTTAGTAAGACGGAAGCTGTTGCACGCAAGATGTTCTTGTTGGCACATGGTGGTGTAGAGGAAGTGACAAACGAAGATGGCAAGGTTGTTAAGCTGTTTCATAAACCTGATTATCGCGTTGCAAAAACTATCCGCGAATTTATAGAAGGTAAACCCAATCAAGAACCGCCGCAACTAAAAAGTAAAGGGAAAAAAGCGGGTACGTTTGACAGTAAGATTGGTAAACGATTGAATGAAGTAACAGCAACTACCAAGATTAAATTGCCTGATAGACCAGTTATTAGTAAACCAGTACCAGTTAAGGGGAATAAAAACAATGGCTAAAAAACAATCAGAAACAGAATTGTTATTAGAATTACAATGTGGAAGATGTAACTTCACAATTAACTTAGCGGTTGATCTTGACGAAGATGGAGTTTATACAATACCGAACAAGTTCTGTCCCAATTGTTTTAGAGGATTAGACAGAACTATCTTACGTGGCGACAGACATTTGCCAAAAGAAGAAGAAGTAGATGAACCAGAAGATTCGACCCCAGTTAAAGACCCCATTTCCAGACCTGCCGGAGTTCTTCAAAGACCCCAAAACGGGAATACTGATTCCTAAACGTTCAGACGCTAATCTAAGATGGCGTATGGACTTGATAGAGAAGGCTGGAAAAGACGAAGGTTTGCAACAAGACTTGCTTGATGCTTGTGCAGAGTCAGTGTTGTTTTATATTAACTTCGCTGGTATGACTTATCACCAGTTTGATGTTGATGAAAGAGGCAAACGTATAGAGTCACCACATCCTGATGAACCTATGATAACATGGCCTATTCAGGATAGTCTGCTGATGCGGTTTGAACAGTGTGTTGATAAGGGTGAAGATGTTCTAATTGATAAGTCACGCGACATGGGTGCAAGCTGGTGCTGCATTTATTTCTGTGACTGGATTGTTATGTTTCGTAAAAAATCCTCAGAAGTTCTGTTTATGAGCCGTAATGAGGATTACGTTGACAAACCAGGTAACATGAAAGCTTTGTTCCAAAAACTTGATTATATTCATAGTTGGCAACCTGATTGGATGCAACCACCTGATTGTTTTTTGGGGCAAGAAAACAGACGACATATGCACTGGCATAATCCTATTACCGGTAGTACGGTAGATGGTGAATCTACAACTAAACACGCTGCACGTGGTGACAGGCGTTTGATAGCTTTGCTTGATGAGTTTGGTGCTGTGCAAAATGGTGCTGCTATGCGTTTGGCATCACGCGATGCTGCACTTGTCCGTATAATCAATTCTACATCTGTTCCTGGGAGTGAATACAACAAGTGGCGTTCTGACGGCACTATTAAAGTATTTGTTATGCCATTTTGGGAGCATCCTGATAAGGGTAATGGTCGTTATATTAAACAAACTAAGGCAGGCAAATGGGAAATACGTTCCCCTTGGTTTGATGCCGAAGAAAGAGAACGTGGTCCGAAGTATATGGCAACAGAAGTGTTGCGGCAAGACACTGAACCAGGGTTGTCGTTTTTCTTAGAAGAACATATTGACAATCACATAGCTATGTATGCTCAACCTCCAAAAACCACTATGGATGTTAAATGGAAAAAACAACTTGGCTATGATGACTTGGCTAACTTTATTAGAACTAAAGATATTAGTATGCTCCATATTAGAGAAACAACTGCTGGACCTTTGAAGATTTGGTGTGACTTACCTGATGGCAGGCCAGATCAGTTTGTGTCATATATCTTTGGTATCGATACTGGTAAAGGACAAGGAGCTTCCAATTCAGTAATATCAATTAAATGCAAAGAAACAGGTGAGAAGATTGGTGAATGGGCTGATGCTACATATCCTCCCTATGATTTTGCACAAATAGTTGTAGCTGTAGCTATGTGGTTTGGCGGGGCTAAACCGAATAGGTTGCCATTTTTGAAGTGGGAAAACAATGGGCCAGGTTGGGACTTAGGACGTATTCTTGTTAAGAAAATTTATTATCCATATTTTTATAGAGTGGAAGCACCAGGTAAAATAGTTGATAAGAAATCACAGAGTTATGGATTTCATACAGGTAGGCAGAGCAAGTATGAACTATTGTCTGCTTATGATAAAGCATTGGCTTATGGTGACATTATAAATCGTTCAGAAAAGGCACTTGAAGAAGCACGGGCCTATATTCATTTGCCTGATGGTGGAGTTGGTCCTGCTATGCTTATGCAGGAAAGTGCCTCTGCCCGTAAGACACACGGTGACAGAGTAATGGCCGATGCTCTTACGCTGGATGATAAAGAAATTCCTAAACAGAAAAAGAAATTAATAGAACCACCGCATAACTCGGCAGGATGGAGGTTCTTACAACACATAAGAAATAAGAGGAAAAAACCACAACGGTATATAGTTCCAAAAACACGGAGTTTTGATTTTAGTAAGGTAGGATGATGGCTAAAGTTTATCCAGAACAAATAGAAGAAATAGTTATCCTTGGATACGATAGGATGAGTCACTTCCAAAAAGTAACAGCAATGATGTTCAAGTCGTATATTCCTGTTTACTATAGGATGTTAAAAGGAACCTGTGATGAACCTGTGAATCTTGTATTTAATACTATACGTGCTTATGTTCCAAATCTTGTAATGCAGAGTCCAGTGACACAGGTAGAAACTCCGTTTGTTCCTTATAAACAATATGCAGAATTACTCGGATTAGGATTAGACGCAACCGCGAGACAGATTAAACTTAAAGATGAGTTAAGAGCATTGGTAACAAATGCTCTGTTTGGGTGGGGAATAGGTCGTCACGGCATCAAAGCAACTGGTGAATTATTGAATTTTGACGATATAATGGTTGATAATGGGCAAGTTTATTTTCGCTGTGTCAGTCTAAACAATTTTGGTTTTGATCCAACTTGTACGGACATTAAACAAGCTAAATGTATGTGGGACAGAGTGACAATTCCACGTCAAATTTTACTTGACACTGACGGTTTTAACCATGATGCTATAATGGAACTTCCATCATCACCTTCTAATATGGCAGACAAACCAAGAACAGATGAGTCTATAAGTACGCAAGCCAAGCATGCGATGGTTAAGTTACAAGATGAAGTTGACGTTGTGCAAATATATGTTCCTGAGACTGAGTCTGTTGTGTATATGGGCGATCCTACACAAAAACGTCTTGGTAAATATTTGCGGATAGAAGATTATAATGGCAAAAAAGAAGGACCATATATATTCTTATCGTTTTCTCCACCTGTTGATGGCAACCCATTTCCGGTTCCACCTGTTAGCGTATGGTATGAATTATCAAAAATAGCTAATAGATGCTTTGTTAAGATGATTAATCAGTTTGAAAACCAGAAGGACATAGGATTTTATAGTCCAAATCAAACTGATACAATTGAACAGATTGTAGAAGCAGTAAGTGGTGATTGGATACCCACAATGGACCCCAAGAATATAAACTCTGTTTCACTTGGTGGCCAAAACGATAAAAATGAACGCTTTATGCAGGAATTATATTCTATCTATAACCTGATGGCAGGAAATCCAGAACTTATATCCGGTCAATCTGTTCCTGGTGGTAGTAGTACAACCGCTACAGCAGTACAGGCATTACAAGCCAATGCTTCAATTGGCATTGAAGATATGCGTGACATTGTTTACGACACTACAGCAGAGATACAGCAAGGTATTGCATGGTATTTACACACAGACCCGCATATCAACCTTCCATTGACCAAACGTGAAACTGGTGGACAAGAAGTACAATTGTTCTTAACGCCAGAACAACGCATGGGAGATTTCCTTGACTATACATTTAAGATTGTAGCCCGTTCGATGACTAAAATGGACCCGATGGTGCGGTCTAAACGTATATTGGAGTTCTATACTAACGTAATACCAAGTATAGCTCAATCTGCTATGACTATGATGCAGATGGGGCAACAGTTTAATATTAATCGTGCTTTAACACAAGTAGCTTTTGAAATGGGAATAAGTGAAGTTGCCGAAGAAGTTTTTAATGATCCAGAATGGGAACAAAAAATGATGATAATGATGATGATGGGACCGCAGAATCCAGGCAAGGCTGGTAGTTCTGTTGCTGGTGCTGCACAGAATGGTGGTAATCCACAGGCAAGACCTGTTCCAACTATGGGGCAGGAGTTTAATCAAAACAGTCAATCAAGTGCTGCTATGGCACAGAGTATTAATCAGAATGTATTATGAATAAGCGATGTCCAACATGTGATATTATTTATAAAGAACCTCTAATAAAGTGGTTTGATAGAAATAAACGGCAAAAAGATGGATTTTCTACACAATGTAAAGTTTGTCGTAAAAAACACAGAAAGGAATCTAAATCTGTTATAAAACAGTATAATAAAAAATATTACCGCAACAATAATGGCATAGTACGATCACAAATGTCACGGTGGGAACGATATAAATTAACCCCAGAAAAATATAATGTGTTGTTTAACAAGCAAAAAGGTCGCTGTGCTATATGCGGAAAGCACCAGAGTGAACTGAAACGCGGGCTTTTTGTTGACCACAACCACGATACTAATGTAGTAAGGGGTCTATTGTGCCATAATTGTAACGTTGGTATGGGTAATCTGCAAGATGATATAAAGTTGTTGTCTAAAGCAATGCAATATTTGAAAAATCAAGGAGTTGTGTGATGGCTAAGATAGATTTGAAAATAAAACCAAGTAAAGAGTCAATAAAAGAAATGCCAGAAGGGCCATGTTATCCAAACTTATATTTAAGTGATGTTAAACTACCTTTATCAAAAACAAGTGTAGGCAAATCTTTTAAGGCCATTGTGACTCTTAGATTAACTGGATTGCGAGAAAATACATCTACAAGGCGTGAAGGAATGTCTTGGGACTTTGATATACACAATATTGAGTTTTCTGGAAAAAATATCGCAGAAACCAACGCTGGTACTAAACTCAAAGAAACTTTTGGTAAATAGAGGTACAATATGTCCGGTTTAATAGCAAGGTTCAATGATGTTAAAAAGAAAAATCCAGGGATGAGTGACAGTGATGCTATGGAACAGGCGATGAAAAATCAAGAAAAATATATAAAAGAAATTCGTAAGTCAGACAAAAAGAAAAGGAATAAAATAGGCTGGATAGAAAAACTAAAGATGGGAGCTACAAAAGAAATAGCTGAACGTCACCTTAGTCCGGCTGGTAAAAAATACAGGCAAATGAAAAAAGCAGGATTGGAAAAATAATGGCTGTTCATAGATTTGTTTGCGATATGTGTGGTATTTCTGTTGAAGATACCGATTGTATTAAAACGCATAAGTGTCCTAAATGCGGGGCATTTATGCGGTGGGATATTAATTTCAACTGTCCTAAAGCAAGTGGGGCTTATGAACATATATCTGATTCATTAGCTATACATCCAGACCAAATACCAGAACACCGTAAGCTGTTTCCTGATGTAGAGGTTTTACCTGATGGTCGTCCTAAGTTTGATAGTGTTAAAAAACAGGAGAAATATGCAAATCGTTGTGGGT